AACCACCGAGCAAAGCACGTATGTTGCCCCAATCAAAACAGATACCATAATTGTTAATAAAATAAAGACCGATACTATTACGATTGTTAAGGCTACAAAGCCTAAAACAACCTATGTCTACCTCCCAGATACTGCCCGCCGTAAACGTGCCGAGGCTTCCACTATCATTACGGGCGTAACCATTAGCCCACGGGAGGTAAGTATAGAGCGTATAGATACGGCAGGTGTAGTGTCAGTTGATACGCACCAGTTGCCACAGACGTTGGACACTATGCTGATTAACGGGCAAGGTGAGGCAGAAATTAAGGCCGCTCCAGACGTTAAACCACCCCGCAAAAACAGAGGCTTATGGGCTGCCATTGGTGCAGCTGCAATGCTTACCATTATCTTTTTAACCCGATGAGCGAACTAAAACTAGGTCTATTCTTTTTTACATGGTTCGGCTTCTTTACAGCAGTCGGATCTGTTATTGAGCCTTACGGATATGTGCAATGGTACATCGCTTTGGCCTTGCTAATTGTAGGCTTTGGCTTAGCGGTTTTCGTTTACAAACAACTTAGCAGATGGTTTTAATCGCTATCATATTTGCCGTTTGCGGATTTATCAAAGCACTCAAAGATGGCTTAGTTTTCCGTGTATCATACAGCCGAATTGCTAAACTATTGCCGACTTATTTTGGGTGTAATAATTGGCGATGGGTTTACAAATACCGTAACCCTAAATTTGGGTACAAGTACAACCGTGTACAACGGGCTATTCTTACACCGTTTATGTCGGGGTGGCATCTACTTGATGCGCTCCAATTACTAGGTTATTGCGGGGCTGTATGTCTCGCAATACACATATCAATTCTTTGGGCTTTTGCCCTTTGGATATTACAACAAATATGCTTTACGGCTATTTGGAAAACACCAATAATTGAAACCGAATAATGGCAACTTTCACAGCACTATCTAACCAAACGCTGTTTGACATTGCCCTGCAAGTTTACGGGGTGATGGAAAGCGCCGTTGATATTGCCTATGCAAGTGGCTATGATTTGGCAAGTGTATTTAACGGAGGTGAGCTAATAACTTTACCCGAAACCACTGCCTCAAATGACAACACCTTGCGACGTGTGCTGCAAACCCAATTAAATGTATCAACGGGCAGTCCTGACATTGCGATTGCAAACGGCCTGTGGATATTAAATGTTAGTCTGTTAGGAGGAGATACATACTTATGAGTGCTTTAGACAATTACAATCAGATTGTATCTGCAAAACAGGCTGAAAGCGGCCTTAATGGTTTAACGAGTACAAGCCGTTATTCCGTTTGGCGTTCGCTTGCCTATGCCGTTGCCTTTGCATGGGAGAATGTACGTCTATCTCTTAATGCCTTGCGCTTAGACGTTATCCTAACGGCCCAACGTGCAAGCACAGCCAATTCGGCATGGATAGTAGATAGGGCGAAAGAGTTTAGGTGGAACGCCGCTGGTGGGCCTAGTGGCACAGGGTATGCGTATGCCTTAGACCCGTCTAGTAAAAAGGTTGAGTACATAGATGGTGATAACGACCCAAATGCTTTGATTGTAACCTTTGCGGCGATAGATGAAAGCGGGCCCGTACCGATATTGATTGTTGCCACTGGCCCAATAGGTGCAAGGGTTCCTTTAGAGGCTTCACAGCTAAACGCTTTTGAGCAATATACAGCCGATAGGTTACGCCCTTGGCCGGGTAGACTAGGTGTTGCAAGCCGTGCCGCAGATCGTGTGCAAGTAGAAGGCATTTTAGAATACTATGCTAATCAGGGAGACCAACAATCCGTAGCGCAGACTGCTATTGAGGACTATATAAATAATCTACCTAGCACTGGTAAAATTAACCGTAATGATTTAGAGCAAGCGGTACGTGCGCTTGAAGGTGTTAAGGACTTTCAAATATCCTTGCTACAATTCAGAGCTGCAAGTGCCGTATCTTGGCAGAATGTAGGCAACGAAGCACAGCTTTACGCTTGCTATGCCACGCTTGATAACGTAGTATTTACCCTAAAAGAAGCCGCCTACTTATGAGCATAGCGCAAAGTCCATTAGGGTCAATACCTAAATACGCAAAGACTATCACGCCGCCCGATGTGCGTGTAGGCTTGCCTTGGTATAGCTTGTTTTTAGGCGCTTTGCTTAAACCATTGGATATATGGGTAGCAGCCTATTGGCCCTCGCTGTACGCCCTTGTGCAAAGCCAAAAAGGCCGCAATCCTAATAGGTTGTTTATTCAGTACGAACTGAATCGAGTGTTTAATACGACTGGCTTTCAAGTCCTTTTTAATAATGTCTATATTTCCGACAGTTATATAGGCTTTTTTACCGAAGGCGGAGCAGATGAGTACGATGGGTTTTTCACCGAAGAGCCTTCTACCAACCTTAATTTTGAAGGGTTCCAATACGAATACAAAACCAACCCATTAGGCTTTGTCATCGCACCAGATGGCTTTGACTATCCGCTATCCGACCCGTTTAATGCGATTGCAGCCGTTGTAGATGGCTTACGCATCCCCTGTCAACTATATCAAATTACCGTAAACGGTACGACCCAAAACAGACCGATATGAAGTCATTAAATTTTACTCAAGGGTTTTACCCCCGCAGACTTGATACCCATACGTGGGACCAAGAGGCTTTTCAGGAAGCAATTCTAGGATGGGCTAAAAGCCAAGTGCCATACACAAATTACACCGTGCCTACGGTTGTAGAGGGTGTAAACATTACAGTTGGCGCAAATATACAAGTATCGGCTGGGTGGGTACTTTGGCAAGTTAGTGGTGTACTTAAATTGCTAAGAGTAGCAGCTGCTACTGTTTCTGTAAGCACAGAAGATAGCATGAGTTTGCAGCTGCAAACGGCTTATGGTACAGCATCACCCTTAAACGGTGTAACATATCCAGCCTCTGTTACAACACGTGACATAACAGTAGACACACCAGCAGGCTTAGGTTATCCGTACAAGGATGAATTTCTTTTGCCCGTTGCGGGTGCGACACCGGGCGGCACATTCTTTGTTTTGGACACGCTGCGCTATGGAGGTGCAGCCGTTGGAGAAACAAAAGATTTTGATTTAACGGCTGCTGAAATGACCGCACTTGGATTTAATCTAAGCACTGGCAGAGGTTCTGGGTTTTACAATGGATGGCAAATACAATCTGCCTACGCTGGCCGTTCCTTTATCGGTGCTGGCACATTAAGCGGAGGTGAAACATACACGGCAAAAGGAACTGGCGGCACAGAAAGACACTTGCTATTATCAGCAGAATCAGGTGTTGCTGCCCACCACCACGTAGATACAATTTCTCAAAGTGGAGACCCTTCGATTGTAGTATCTGCATTAGTAGATGGTGAAAATACGGTTGTAACAACCAATTCTACACCGGGCGAATTAAACCTGACTAATGCAACCTATAAACACATAAAACCAACGGCAAACGCAGCACAGGCACACGAAAACCGTTCACCCTACTACGTAGTCTACAAAACCAAAAAAGTACGATAATGGCAGAAGTTGGAAGAACAGGCTTAAAAAATCAATTTGTAAACAACGAGGTTGTTACAAAGGCCGATTTAGACAATCTAATCGATTCGGGTTATAACGTAAACGATGACCAGATTTGCTACACGTTTAGCACGTCTAAAATTTACCGTGTGGGCAACCTAGTCATCCATAATGGTAAGCTATGCCGTGCCAAAGTATACGTTACACCAAGTGCCTTTAATGCAGGGCAATGGGATTGCTACGATTTAGTACAAAATGTGACAAGCAACTATTCGGCCTACGATTCACTGCTAACCTATGCAATTAACAACACGGTTACGCAAGATGTAAGGCTGTGGAAGGCTAAGAGTGCCGTACCTGCAGGCCAAGCACCGCCTACTAATTCAGACGTTGAAAACACGTATTGGATAGAGGTATCAAAATCGGAGGGCGGATACATCGGTACATACGGTTCTAGCTTAATGATAGGAGGCCAATTATGTATCTACCAAAACACGCTCTATGTAGTGCCGGGTACTAAAGGCCAAGTACAGACATTTAACGGTGCATTAACCCCCGAAACAAACGGATTTATTCCAGCGCACGGCGTACCGATTAAAGACGGGGGAGGTGTAATTACCGATTGGGTAGTGGGGTTTCAACCAAGCGGCAATATTTCAATAGACGAAGATGGGATAATGTTTGTGCCTCCGTTTATAGTCGCCAAAACACGCACAGAGGCATTGGCCTTGGTTACGGCTGATGCGCTTGTGGTAGGTCAAGAATACCAAGTTACGGCTTGCGTAGATGGCACTAAGACGATGCGTTTGCTGGCCTTAAATGAGGACACATTTAGTATCGAGGCGTTTAACGAAACCGATGGGGTCGCTTGTACCTATGTACTAAGCACTAACACTGCCACATCTATTTATGGAGCAGCCGTTACAAGTAAAATAAATCGTAATTTATTACCTACGATTGCTAGTTACATTTTTAAGACGGGCGCTTTAGTTAGTAGAGATTCCTACATTTTGGCAAAGCCTACTATTCATGCTTTGCGTTCTGCTGGATGTAGTTCTGTTTCCTTTCAGCTTGTAAATACGGTTAATACAACTACAATCGGTGCGGCAGTTTCTTGGGATGGAGCAAATGGTACATCGGCAGCAGCCGTAAGCGATTTGAATAGTCGCATTGCATCGGCCTCATTACCTTTTGACATACAGACAACGGTAGTGCTAACTAGCACAAATGGTGCGGTTGAAAACATCCTATTCTTGCCTGATTTAGCATCATGAGAAAACGAATAATACCTGCAGAAGGCACATCTCATACGCCCTCGACACCTCCGCAAATACGGATGTTGAGGCGTTGGGGATATGGCAATAATTCGGCTGGATTGTTTCCGGGCGCATCGCAAGACTTCACGCTTGTGGCCCGTGTGTTTTTGTGCAATAACTTTAATTTTGGCGAAACCTTTGCCATTCATTTTAGCAGTCAAGATAGCGGAAATAACCGTTTGTTTTTTCGCTTTAATGCGACGGGTACGATTGCAGGTGTTGCCTATGTAAACAGTGCTGGTTCAACCAACACGGTAGGAACTACTACTGCAAGTGTTGGTACTTACCCTAGAGGCAGATGGTACACGCTTGCGGCAAAACGCACAGGCACAAGCTGGCAGTTTTTCGTTGATGGCCTTCAAGTCGGTGCAACGGCTACACAATCTGGCACGTGGGACACAAGCGGTGAATCAAATAAGTATTTGCGAGTTGCCCCACGCTTTTCATACACTGCCGCACAATTTGCAATTAAGTACATTACACTACACTTTAGATCTTTAAGCGATGCTGAAATATTGGCACTCGGAACGTCTATGTCGCCTACTGTATCAGCAACTAATTTGGTAGGTCATTGGATTTTCTCTAATACAAGCGGCTTTAATATTCCAGACTTAAGCGGTAATAGCTACACACTTTCACCAATAGATTATCCCGTAAATGCTGGTTCTGCACCCGCTACGCCCGTTATTAATACGGCTGATTTTTGGACTAGTATATCTGACCAAGCCATATCATTTTGGGAAGGCATACACGCAGTAAGTAGTGTATCTAGCCCGTCATTGCCTTACACAGCCTCGTTTACCGTGCCTAACGATTGCTTTCTTAGAAGGCTAGGCATTATAGCAACCGTAAGCAATACAGGCGCAAATTCGGGCGGTTCTTATCAGCCTTGGAAAAGCATTGCAGCTAATTTCTCAATGGGCCAATATCGCATAAATGGAGGCTCTTTGTTTTCTATTGTTTCGGATAACACGACTTTACAGAATTACGTTACCACCCGCTTAGACGTTCAACTATTTGCAGGTGATGTAATTGAATGGATTTTACCCGTTGGATTCCAGTCTGACGGTACGACACCTTTTGTACTTTCTTACGGAATGGGCCTCGGGGCAATTTTAACAGCTTAACAAACAAAAAACATGGCAATTTTTGGAATTTCAAACGACCCAGTGACATCCCTTGACAGAAAAGTAGACGCTTTTCAATTTGAGGAATTTGCCCCCGAAATGGGAGGCTCTTTTACGCCGCACATTAAACTAAAATGTCGGGTGTTTCAATTTAAGAACGGCGCTATTGTTCGCAATAGTTCGGTTTCCGATTTTGTCGTAGAGCTTACGGCAAACAATACGACACGAGTAGATGCTCAAACGGGTGACTTCTTATTTACAAACGATGATAGCGGTAACACAGTACTTGCCACCGAGGGCGGTGTAGGTGAATATGATTTCATCAAACAAGCTATTGGCGCAGGTGTTTTCACCGTTGCCCAATTTATTGAGTTAGCCGTTAGCCGTGCTGACCAATACGGCAGGTTTAATATCTGACATGAAAGCTAAGCCACTAAGCTATAAACAGACTGCTCTATTGTTAGACCAATGCACAGGAATGGCTTGTGTGTTGGTACGCAATAGGCGGCCTTTCTGGCATCCAGAGGCTTGGCTTTATTGGGGATTACAAAAGGCATTTGATAGCCCCTACAATCATTCAGCAGTATTTTTTTATAGGAATGGTTCGCCCATCCTAGTATGTCAAGCTATTGGCCGAGGTGTAGTATTTGAGACTTACAATGCGTGGGCCTTACGTGAAGAGCGAGATACAAGGGAGTTAAGCAAATACACAATAGGTTACACTAAAGTAGCGCAAGTGCTTAGTACATTTTATTGCAAGTATGATTATTACAAGTATTTGCGTGGTATCTTCGTCGAGCAAAGCAAATGGGCAAAAACTAAATTTATTGAGCGCACACGTTCGCCTTTTTACTGTCATGAGATTTTCCCGTATTTTATGCGTGAAAGAATTGGCCCTTGGCATCCCAACAAATTGATTTCAACCTTTAATTAACGCAAGATGAAAAAAACACTGATTTTAATTGTCCAGTTTTTTATCGTATTAACTGGACATTCACAGGTCTTAGTCTCTAAGCAACAGCGAGATACAATTGCTACACGTTTGGTAAATGGAGGCAGGTACTTTGCTTTAGGGCATGGCTACACTAACAGCCCTGCCGATGGAAGCACAACCGTTGCTAATGCTACTAACTTCTTAGCACAACCGCTTTGGGCGGGCGCAGGTAATGGTGACCCTATACACGCATCGGTTTGGACAGGTTATCCTAATGGCAGACCCGATACCGATATGCGTTATCCGCAAAAGCATTTGTATCAAGCTAAAGACGCTGCATTGTGTTACGCTGCAAACCCTAACACATATCGGGCACATGGCCTAAAAGTTGTGCAAGCCTTGTTAGCTCAAATAGATGTTGCTAACAACGGTACAATCGCTGGCCGCACCACTTTCTTGCCCAACTGGCACACAGCTAACAACGACACGACTGGGGGCATTACAGCCGAAATAAGGGCGCAAGGTAGATCCAATAAAACAAATGATAGAACGTACCGAATTGCCATTGCATCGGGTACGCAAGAGTGCGCATGGGTTGCACGTTATACTATCTGTTATGACCTTGTGAAGCCATTATGTACGCAAGCTGAACGTACACGTATAGAGACCTACATTGCCGCACAAGCCATGTGGGTAGCCACTAGAGAAGCAAGTAAAAGCCTACACTTTACAGCGCTTTACCCAAACTGGCTAACAGGTAATTTTGTTACTAAGGGCTACTTAGCAGCCGATACGTTAGCTAACTTCTTAGGGGAGAAATGGAATAAGGCAAATGCTAACAATCCTAGAGAGGCCGTTTGGGCAAATGCAAGTGACGGTGGGGGGTATCTCTATACACATCGCAAGTCAAATGGTGCGCTTTCTTACCGCATAGCCAAGTCGCACGAGTTCGCAAACAACCAAAGCTCTATTAGGATGCAATTTGTTGCCATCGCTTCTGCCGTTTTGCCGCTTACACATCCAAATAATGCTTACTTGTATAACGTCTCGCAAAGGTATGGGCAGTTGTTTATCGTAAACAGCGTTTACCCTGATGGCACGACAGCCGAGCAATTGCGTAACGGCGACTATGCGATACCCGCAGAAGGGGCAGGGCCGTACAACTCGCATAACGTGCAATTCTTGCTTGTGGCTTGCCATACGGGCCTACTTAGGGGAGATAGCACGATGGTAAAGTTTTCGACTTCCCTTGGCTCACACGGCACAATAGGCGGGCCTAAGACGGTGCGTAAGGTGCTAGACCGTTTAGTTAATATCTTCACCGATACGGCCATCTATCACGGCCCCGTACTAGCTGCAAATAAGATAAATGAGTTCGTGCCTACACGTACTTACGTTCAATCAGGTAAGACGCTTACAGCCCGTGCGGCTTATCTACCACACATCCGCTACATGATGCTTTGGGCTAACAAGTTTTACCCATCGGCACGGTTTGTAAACTTTGCCAAAGGTGCATTATCTGGACAAACAGCCGTACCTGCAGCACTTGCAACGTCTGGCATCGAAACCCGTAATAATGGCCCTATACCCGATGCTTGGCGTGGATCCTTTGCAGACTGGCTACCCTATCATCTTGTTTACGCAGATGCTACTACTATTCCAACTTATCCAAACGACATGGGCCTTGTTATCACAGGCGGTGGTACGTTCAGTAACGTAGTTGCCAAACAAGTACAAGCCACAGGCGGCGTAACCTATTCGTGGCGCATTATAGGTGGTAACGGAACCGCTATACTTGATAAGGTCAAAGGCCCGATTGTCAGCATCCAAAGCAGAAACGGGAAGCCTTTAATTGCAGGAACGTATCGGGTGCAATGCACGGCTACTCTAGCCAGTGGACAGAAGGCGACGAGACACGTTGATATTAACATTAACTAAAACTTAAACAGCCCCGAAAGGGGCTTTTATCATGCTACCAATTCGCAGAGAGCAGCGTTCATCCAATGTCCACATCTACGATTACGAGAGCAATTTTGAACCGTTTAAGCAAGTCTACACAGCCGATGGACACTTTGATAACCCCGACAGCGCACAAGGCGCATTTGTAAACCTACTTAACCATTGCCTAAAAAATAACATCATCATACACCACATAGGCGATTTGATAGATGTTATGCAAGGGCGTAATGATAGGAGAGGCTCTAAAAGCAAGGTAAAGGAGGAACTAAACAGGGCGGATTATTTTAACGGTTTAGTAGATAGCTTTGTTGAATTGCTTGCACCGTATGCACCGATATTAGGTAGCATTACATACGGTAACCATGAGACTGCCGTAATCAGCAAGATTGAAATAGACTTGCTAAAAATGATAATACACCGCTTGCAAGTGGAGCATGGCAGCTCCGTTATGTTAGGTGGGTATAGTGGCTTCATCATTAGCCGATGGACACCTATGACTAAACAGAATTGCGTTATAAGCACAAAGGTATTTTACAGACATTCGGGTGGCTCTTACGGTGAAGTATCAAAGGGTGTGTTAGGTGTTGGCAGAATGAATGGAATGGTAGAGGGAGTTGACATGATAGTATCTGGCGACAACCACGAAAAATGGTTAGTTTATGACGGTATTACAACCGTAGATCACAAGTTCAAAATCATAAATAAGGAAATACCACACGTTAAAATACCTACTTTTAAGGACGAATACAAAGACGGTCACGGAGGCTACCATGTAGAGAAAAATCGCAAATACAAGCCTACGGGTTTTGTTGAGGTAACCTACACGCCATACCGCAAAAAACCACACACAAGTACATTGGCTTTGGACATTGGCGTAAGTTTGCTCAACTTGAGCCGTTTTGAGTAATTTAGTTTGATGCCAAAAAGCATCGTTAGCCTTAAAAACCCGCCCTTTTGATGTTTATAGGTTGCAAAGATAGGTAAGTAGTTTATGTTTTCATGGAAGAAGAAGGTGTTTTAGATTACCTTAAAAAGCATCTGCATTGCGGGGGCTTTTTTATTTGCTTATGAAAAAATTGAGAATCATTTGCAGAAATGAATACCCTTATATTACCTTTGTGATACCTTAATAAAGCAATGCAAATGAAGTACGAACTAACGGAAAACAAAAAAGGCGAACTTACTCAAATTCGCGCCCTAATTGACATACCCTCAAAGTCAGTCTACAAGGGCGATTTGGGCGGGTGGATTCAATCTAGAAAAAACCTTAGCCAAGATGGCTCGGCATGGGTCTCTGGCTCGGCACAAGTCTTTGGCTGGGCACAGGTCTTTGGCGAGGCATGGGTCTTTGGCTCGGCACAGGTCTTTGGCGAGGCAGAGGTCTCTGGCTCGGCACAGGTCTCTGGCTCGGCACAAGTCTCTGACGAGGCACAGGTCTCTGGCTCGGCACAAGTCTCTGGCTCGGCACGGGTCTTTGGCTCGGCACAGGTCTTTGGCTCGGCACGTGTCTTTGGCTCGGCACAGCTCTTTGGCTCGGCACGGGTCTTTGGCTCGGCACGGGTCTTTGGCGAGGCACAGGTCTTTGGCGAGGCACGGGTAGGAGATTACAAAGACTACCTATGTATCGGCCCGGTTGGTTCGTTCCGCTTCATAACCGCTACTAAATCCAACAAAAAGATTGCCGCAGGTTGTTTCTTGGGCACTCTGCCTGAATTTACGCAAGCCGTAACCAAAAAATACGGCACATCAGGCTCGGATTATCACGCTATCATTCCTGCTATTGAGGCATGGTTCAATTTTTCTTAAAATGCGTAAGCGCACATCCACACACATATACAGGGCGGTTATATCAGAAATGGTTAGGCAAGGCTTTGATCCCTATAAAAACCACCAAATGATACGCAAGCTATGTAATGGGCAAATAAAACCCGCTACACCTCGCGCCGCCGCTTGTATTGTAATCTACAATAACCTTTTAACCCAAATGGCTAAGGCCGTACCTAGAGACCTTTCAGTTTAACCGTAAATCTTAACCCACCTGCAAAATGAACTTCATTGAAGCGACCGAAGCAAAATTGAAAGAAATCGACGATAGATTTCAGCGACTAGAAGCGTTACAACACAATTTGCCGCCGCTAGTGCCAGTACAGCAACCCGAACCTAAGGCCGTGGTTGATACAAAGGAAAAATGGGCACAAGATGTGTTTGAGTATTTAGGCCGCAATAGGACGCTAATCAGTGCTGAAAAACTTAGAGAACGCTACCAAGCCCTAACCGCCAAGTAATATGGAGGTTATCCCGTTCTGCCCTTTATCATCCTTTGCTTTTTATAAAGCATCCTTTGGAATATGGATATTAGGAATTAAGCGTTTTACCCCACTAACCAAAAAGTAATATGGCAAAGTTTAAGGTGGGGGATAGGGTAACCGAAAAAGGCCACCTATCGAAAGGTACAATAATCAGTACCAAAAATGGCTTTAATAAAAATCAGTATGAAATACGTTTTGACAACGGTAGAACTGATTATTACATGGCAAATAAACTCACCCTTTACCCCATCCTAACCCCCGAAACGAAATGAACACACAACCGAAACCGACGAGAGAGGAATTAGACAAGCTAATTGTCGCTCATGCAGATTGCCCCGATTTCGTATATGCAGCAATCGAATTAAACGAAGCCCTTGACCGCCTCTACGCCACCGACTGGGTGAAGATTGAGGAGGGGGGTGTGATGCCTGAAGTAGGTAGGCTAGTAGAAACACATGGCAAGTATGGCCGAGATGTTTTTATGTACCAAGCCGATGGCTTTAATGTAGAATTTGATTTTGGAGGCCCAGTACAAACCCACTGGCGTTACGCCACACCACCCCCAGACGAAACCATTTAACAAATCTCCGCTTGAGAATAACTAGCACCAATTAAGACAATGGCTTACGAACAAAAAGAAGGAGATGTAATCATCTTCAAAAACCAAACAGACAACGAACGTGCGCCGCAATACAAGGGCCATGTATTTTTGAACGGTGAAAAGCGGCAAATCAGCCTTTGGGTAAAAGATGGCGCTAACGGTAAGTTCTTCGCAGGTAGCATTGAGCTTGCACCTAGACAGGCAGCACCAGCACCATCGCAAACGTCGCAGATTGTCCACCCTGCCCCTATTACATTTGCAGCCGTAAACAGTGCCGACGACGATCTGCCATTTTAGTAGTTAGAGAGAAAGGTTAAGCAACTTTGAAAACGCCCCTGCATTTGTAGGGGCTTTTTTGACCCTTATATATTACCTGAAAGCGTGTAAGTATTTAAGTGTTTATGCATAAATTTATATGTATTATAGTATGCATATTTGTATCAACAAAACGGAAACACAATGACAAACGCAACAGCAACCAAAGCAATGGAAACTCTTTTATCAACTGTTAAAAGTGTTAAAACCATCAAAAAGGCAATTTTACTAGCTTATGAAGATGATACAACACCAAGCGAAGTTTTTACCGCTTTGCTTAACTCTTTAGAAAGCAAAACATCAGAAGAGGATTTTATATCATTTTGCAATTCTCTTTAATCAACCCCAACCTTGCGGTGTATAGGCTAACCGCATTTTTTCACCCTTTTAATTTTTCACTTTTTTCCAACACTACAATGTCTAGTAACTTCTTTGATGCACCCCAAAAACGTATACGTGATGAGTTTAACTTTAAGCCTCACCCTTTGACAAGTTCTGCATTACGTGCTGTAAAGAAAACAAATGGTTTTCAGGTTTCGGTTGTCAAGCTACGCAAAGGTTGGCAATGCAACTTATTTAAGAATCTTTCAAATGGCAACTTTGATGTATTTGTAATAGATTCTCTAGGCAATGCCGTACACCGTAACCCAAATGCTAATGCACAAGAAGTATTAGACATCTTTTTTAACCTTTAATTTTTCACCTTTTTTCAAGCAAACAATGCAAGTTACACCTCAATTATTCCCCTCCGCTTCTGAACTTCGCAGCGGTCAGCTAGTACGCCTTACCGATGGCCGCAAAGGCGAGCTTATCTTCCAAACTGCGGACAAGAATATCTGGTTATTTTATGACCACGCATATTTGGCCGATACCGAGGAAATCGAATCAGAGCAAGTTGAAAGCATCTTAAAGTGTTACCGTGTAGACCACAAGTATGCAAGCTCTATATTGGTGGGTTGCACGATTGACGCAAGAACGCTTTTCCTTTACTTGGCAGGCTACGACCTTACGGGCGAATATCCGACCCTACAAGAAAGTGGCGAACTAGAAGATGCCATCTACGAGGCTCTATCCCGTGCAATGTCATGGTGCGGCCATAACCAATTCGGCTGGGATGTTTGCTCTAAAGATGTACTTGATTACATCGCTGGCGAGGAATACATGGCCAATGAACACGCCGAGGCCATCAACAAAGAAGAGAACGATAACATAATGGCATACCGGACACAATCGCTTCTTTAACCTATGTACAAGCTAATTTTTTACGGGGTGCTAGTCGCACTATCACCCCTGCTTTTTTATTGCTTATATCAAGCCTATAAAGCGGCAAAACGTAACGAACAAAACACCCTCAAAAACAAACGCTAATCATGTCCACCGAACTAACAAACGACAAACAGGTAATGAATTTACCAATACCTCAAAACTCTCAACAAGTGGAGAGTGCAGCCAAGTTGGTGTTTGAATCTGGCTTATTCCCCGACCTTAAAAGCTATGCACAGGCATACATGAAAGTGCAAGCTGGTGCCGAGATAGGCATAGGGCCATTTGCATCAATAGGCGGCATACACGTAATCCAAGGCAAGCCGATGATAGGAGGGCCAATGCTGGCCAAACTTATCAAGCGCACAGGCCGATACAATTATCGGGTAACGGAACACACCGATAAGGTCTGCACGATTGAGATTTACGAAAAATGGATGAACGATGGGCAATGGACACTGGTTGGTACATCCTCCTTCAATCAAGAAGATGCACGTAAGATGTCCACCAAGAACATGGATAAGATGCCCCGCAATATGCTCTTTGCACGGGCTATATCAAACGCAGCCCGCTGGTATTGCCCCGATGTAGTAGGTGCAACGGTGTACGTCGATGGCGAACTATCGGAGCCACATACCATAGATACAATGGCTGAACCCGTGACACCTCCGAGCGAGATAACGCAAGACCAGCTAGACGAATTTAACGAGTTGCTTTTAAGCGATGCTTTTACTAAAGAGCAAAAAACAAACACGTGGAATATCATAAACGCCAACGGGTATACACAAGATAAAGCCGTTAAACTTTTGGAATTAGCACGTAAGAAGGTAGCAGATTTTAACCTAGCAAACGAAACTAACAATGGATAACTTTGACGATTTAATCGCATTACAGACCGAGCAATTAGCGGCATCAATACCGCAGAGGTCTATGGACTGGCATCAGCTACGTGCTGGCCGAATAACTGCCTCCAAAGTATCTGAAATCATGAAGCCCAAAGGGTTCGGCATATCAGGTATGGAGTATTTACGCCTCAAAAAGTGGGAGCGTGACAATAAGCGAGGGGCTGAATTTAGCAACTATCGCAGCGCAGAAATGCAGCACGGTATTGATAACGAAGAAAAAGCCCTTGCAATGTTTACCGAAACATCAAAGGTTAGGATTGTAGATAGGCCCGAATTTGTTATTAAAGGCGACTATTTAGGTGCAAGCGTTGATGGCTTGACCAACTTAGGCTACCCCGTAGAGACTAAATGCTTAAACTTTAATAACTACCTCAAGCACTGCCAAATAAATAACAACGAAACCTTTGCTAAGGTATCATTTGACTATTACTGCCAAGTGCAGCTTCAGATGTATGTGCTGGATGTGGCTAAGGCTTTTTTTGTGGTGCTTTACACCCCTCAAATGCTCTGGGATAAGCAGTCTCAATGCCACGTACCAGAGAGGCCGAACGGAGCAACAGAGCCGCTACCCGATATGCTACACTATGTCCACGTAACAAGGGATGATAAATGGGTAGAGCTTTTGGAAAGTAGGCTGGAGCTTGTAGTTGAGTTTTTTAACGGTATTATCAAAAAGGAGGCTACCAATGACTAAAGAAGAAGCATACCAAAGCGTGTATTTGGCAACGGAGTACTATTACCGCACCTGCCAAAGACTTGAATACCAAAAAAACAGCCCAATAGGTTCACACTTTCAAACACAGCGTACAGAGGCTTTTAAGAAGCTATCTGCGGCCATTGAAAAAGCACGACCATTTCTTAACCAACAAAGCAAAGCAACCAATGGGTAAAATTAAAACATCGGAGGGCGTGTGGATTGTAACACGCCCAGCAAAACGTAAAGGCGACAAAGCAGATACTGCCATAGCAGTGCCTAAGCCTACCAAGCAAATAAGGGGTAAAGCATCAGACAAGGCCCTACCAGTGCCGAAGCCTAAGCCTAAGCGTATCAAAGTAGATAAAAACGGGCTATCAGTAGGCAAGCCCTATATGATTAAACCAACGGCCTTATACTTGCAGTCCAACTGGCAAATGCGTGACAGTAAGCGAGCCGTATTTAAGGCATGGTGGGTATCAAGCAACCGCTTTTATATGCCTCTATTTGGCCCCGCTTATTGCGAATTAAGCGATGTAATTGAATGGAAGGAGGTAAGCTATGAATAGTCAGCAATACCGAATTTTTGTAGATATACTAGCCATATTTGCAGCCCTTTGTTTAATCGCTAGCCTATGCGCTTGCACGCCTCAAATACACCTTCCAAATTACAGCAACAAATGACAAACCTTTCAGCAGTAACAGACCTAGAGCCGAAGCGCAAAGCACGTAAGGCGGGGCCACCGATTGTACGGGTTTACCGTTCAGGGGCAATATCATTGACCGTGAAAGCATATCAGATGCTCAAAGGTGAAAAGTACGGCTTTGGCTACGGGCTATATGGCGTAATTAAGATAAACCGTATACATGACAAATGGAGTGTATTGCCATTGTTTGAGCCATGTGCAACCGTGAAAGGATCCATACGTTCATATCGGGCGAATGTCTATACACCCAATCTTCGCACCAAAGATGACAAGGCACGTAAGCTGTTTATTGCTAATTGTGTACCGCCTAATCAGTCGAAGCAAGTGTACGAGCTTACACAAGTTGAAGATGAGTACGTTTTAACGCCTATCATCTTATGATCGATATACTCGAAAGTGCCACAAAATTGGCGCTGGAAACGGAGAGCGCTTTAGAGAAGCGATTAGAGGCAACAACCGCTTTTAAGCTAAATACTGGCTATTGGCCCGACAATACACCGCCTGTATTTTCGCTAAATGACCAGTCACTTATCTGGCCGGGTGAGTTTTTCTCCCTTGCTGCAAAGCCCGGTGCTGGTAAGTCTAACACGTGCGAGGCCATCATCAGCGCATGGGTGCTTAGTTACTATGACAAGCAAGGCTACAAGATAGATGCTGATACATTAGGGTTTAATGCCTGCGTACAACAAACCACAGAGGGTACTTTGCGCCGTGGCTTATGGTATGACTTCGAGCGCACCAAGCGTGACGCATGGCAGTCATGGAGCCGTATATACAAGCGTTTAGGCTTGCACCTTGCACGGCCTGATGAGGATAAGCCACAAGGTCTGCCCTACGATGCACAAGGCAACATCAATGCAATGGACTTTTACAGTTGCCGACACATTAAAGGTGTAGAGGAACGGTTAGTAGAAATATCACGGCTGATGGAACTTGAGTACGAAAAGACGGGCAGTCATTACGGCTTCATTATGTTAGACGGAGGGCTTAAAATGGTCAACGACTTTAACAACATACAAGAGTGCAGTATGTTAGTTGATACGCTCTGCGAGATAGCCGAGAAGTACGATACTTCCATTGGTATTACTTTACACGTAAACCCCGGCAGTGACAAAATCACGGGCCATCTTGGTAGTATTGTAAACAGGTATTGCCGAGCTAGTCTACTTATCAAAAACCACGACACCGAAAAGCAAGTGAGAATCATTACCACCGATTTTGGGATGGGTAAGTCCTCCTTTTCAGATGGTGGGGATGTTGCATTTAAATGGGATGAGGAACTGGGGTACATGGTTACGTGCGAAACACCTGAAATAACGAAGCCTGCTAAGTTTACACCCGACTATTTTATACAAGCCTTTAAGAAGCTGGCTGCTTTAGGCAAAACAGGGTGGATAGCGTCGAACGTAGTTAAACAAGCGTACATGGATGTTAGCCATGTAGGCGAAGAGGCTGCCAAGAAAGCCATAAGAAAAGCAAGCACATCACCCTACAACTACCTTGAAAAGTCAGGATCTACAAAGGACACATTCATACGGATTGTGGTATCTGAAGCAAAAAACGACACAAAAAAGACCGAAATACTCGATTATGACAATGTGCCTTTTTGACCCCGTAGGGGGTGTATTTGATTCGGGTATTCGGGTACTCCCCTATATATATAGGGAGTACACGAATACCCGAATAAACCCCCTAAACCACCAATACACGAATCTACCCGAATAATACCCGAATCCGTACCCGAATCGTACCCGAATCCTACACACCCATGTTCACAGCCAAGACAACCCAATCTCAAACCATACTCGGTGACAATACTAGGTTCTGTTTGGAGCGCACATCTAAAAAGCGTACTTGCCCAAGCTGCAAACAAAAAACGTACAAGTGCTACACCGACACCGAAAACCAAGTAAACTTTGATTACGACGTAGGCCGATGCGACAGAGAGAATACCTGCAAATACCACAAAACACCTAAAACCTTCTTTGAAGAAAACCCCGACAAAAGTCCGTCTAAAAACCGACTAAAAACCGACACAACCCCAAAGCCCCACGCTCTACTTAGACCTTTTGGCCTACCCACTCAAGATACAAGCCCCCCACAAATGAGCAGACAAAACCCAACATTCGGCTACCAACCAGACCTTTTTGCAAAGGAGCAATCATTCCCCGCCCCGATTGGACAGTTTAACCAATCAACCAAAGAGGAACACTTAGCCCACAATGCCCTTGTAATCGCGCTCATGGACATCTTTGAGCATGAGACGGTGTGGGACACCATAAAGCTATATAAGGGCGGCACAGCCAAAATGGGGGCCTTTGCGTACTGGTATGTAAATCATAACGACGTTGTGCTTAATTGCAAGGTCATTCATTACAATGGCCTAAAGCGTAACAAAGCACTAGAGCCGATTTGGAAGTACACTGCAGCCCTTGGGTATGGGCGTTGCCTTTACGGCATACACCTAGTGCCACAACATCCCAATGCTTTGGTTTACATACACGAATCAGAGAAATCAGCGCTCGTCTGCCAAATAGCCCAATGGCCTCATGCAGGTATCGTTCACATCGCCAAAGGTGGGGCAAGTATGTTAAATTACGAAAGGGCTTTGCCATTACGCAATCGCAATGTAGTTTTGGTGCTAGATTGCGACGATGCAGGGCGCAAACGTGCAGAGCATGATTTTAAGATACTAAATGCAGCCCGTGCGAATGTTCAGATACTAGACATTGCACCGAATAGGTCTGACGGCTACGATGCTGCCGACATGATACTTGAAGCCTACACGGCAATACCACCAAATGAACCAAACAAGGCTGAACCAATGCCCACCGATTTATTCTTCTACCCAAACATGGAACCTACCCCATTTGATGCCATCGATTAAACCACCCACCGAAAGCCAAATACAGCAGGACTGCCTAAAGTGGTTAAAACTTCAGTATCCTGAACTATTAGCAGTTCACATTCCCAATGGCGTTAAACTTGCAAACGGTTTTCGTAGCTTTGGAAAACTAAAGGCCGAAGGTGTAAAGGCTGGATTCCCTGACCTTGCTATCTACGGCCCCAATGGCAAGCACATCCTGATCGAGATGAAGCGAGGCAAGCTAGGTAAGCTATCCGAAAATCAAGTCAAGATGCACAAACAGCTATTTGACCTCGGACACGATCTACTTGTGGCCAGTAGTTTTGAGCAGTTTCAAATGATTATCAACTTGACTTTTAACCCTAATTTGTAAAGTAATAGCTTGACAAAAAAAAAACGCAAAAAAGATATTAAAAACAAATATATATATTCTAAATTGTTTGCAGAATCGAATCTATGTGTTACCTTTGATACATGGAAACGACATCAACAACAGCAATTGCAACCCAAGTAGCTCAATCAATCGGCCTAAAAGGCTCGGTTTGGAACAAAAAAGGTTCACGTTTTTATGTAAACGGTGGCCACATCAAGTCATGTGCTATCAGCGTTTACAACACGTCTAAATGCAAACAATCAGCTTACATAGACCTTGAGAGCTTTGAAGTACGTGTATTCACCGACTGCCCCTCACAATCAATCGCATGGTGTCAAAACGAAAGCGCTAAATTGGCTCAATCACTGGCTAAAGTAGCGCGGCTGATACGCATTAAAGCCCACACTAACGCTTAATTTTCCCCACAACCTAATCCAAATTTCAACAATGAAACACCTTATAAACCTTCAAGCCCCAAACGCAAATTTCTACTCAAATCACAAATCTAGCTTAGATACTGGTAGTGGATTTGACCAACGCCTTTACAATAACATAAAAGAAGCCCAAGAAGATGCAGTTGGTAAATGTGTTGCTGCATGGTGGCACACTGAAACTGGCAAAGTTAAAGTTGTTTACCGTTCATTCAAGGACGCTTACAAACACATGAAGCTAATCTTAAAAACCAAAACAGGCAAGCCAACGGACGATGATTTAGCCAAACTCTTTGGTTACGAAACTGGTGTAACCTTTCGCAATGCAATCAATTCTGGCGAATCAGCAAGAACTTTACACGGTATCATAACTGCATTTTTTGCCAACTATCCGCTTTAATTTAGTTTTGCAAGAAAAGCAATAATCTTTTATATTTGTGCTATGAGCGACTTGTTTAGTTTTGCCCCAAATGCAGACAGCATAATACAAGACAATAACGGCAAAGCGTCTATTCGGAAAGGCGCTTTTGCAAAAGTTACACGTGGTCTAAAGCGTGATGACAGCTTTGCAGAGCTTATGTTATCAATTAACAATGAATTGCCAAAACTCGATCAGGCACTATTTATCAAAACTACTGGCCAATCAGACACTGGTGGTATTTTTAGATGGTTACTTCAAAACTTGGGGCATATTAAAGAATTGTACATTGCGACTTGGATTATTTCACCGCAAAATATAGAATGTCTTTGCAAAGCTATTGATGAAGGGAAAATAGATTCGTTAGTATTTGTTGCATCTGGTAGAATGAAGGAACTTAAAAAGGCGCATCATAACCAGCTTATTACATCTTTTCAAGAAAGAAAAGGCAAAATAAAGTTTCGTGTATGCAACAGCCATGCTAAGACTTTTAGCTTATCTGATGGTAAAGGCAATTATTACACGTGCGAAGGTTCTGGCAATTGGACTGAAAACCCAAGAATTGAAGCCTATACTTTGGCCAACTTAAAAGAACTTTTTGATTTTAATAAAGAATGGATGAGCGAATTGATGTAAAACCAAAAAACAAAAGGTGCGAGAAAGCAGAAGTGCAGCTACGCATACAGACAGTTGCCGAAATGCTTGCCAAAGGATTAAGCAACGCAGAAATATTGCGCATAATTCAATCCACAGATACCAAAGCACAAGGATGGAGCCTAAGCCAAGACAGAGCCTATGTTTATTTGCGCTTGGCAAAAAGGGTTTTAAGGGAAAATGCAAACGATAAAGTACCCGATTTAATTGCATTGGCAGTAACCAGATATACGGATTTGTATAAACGAAATTATCAAATACAAGACTTTAGAGAATGTAGGCAAATTCAAGATAGCTTAAACAAATTGCTAGGTTTGACCATAGAACAACAAAATAATATTACTTTGAATCAGCAAAATAATATCATAACGAATAATAACGCAGACTTTATTATTATTACTGATGCCAAAGCCATTCAAGAGTAATAAAGCCTATAAGGGCTATCAAGAATTTCAAGGCGAAATAGCCGTACTGTACGGCGGTGCAGGTAGCGGCAAATCAGTAGCCGCAGCCCAAAAGCACTTAAGGAGAGCGTTCAAATCAGGCGGTGAAAGGTTTTATGTCTTTCGTAAAATTGGTGCAACAATTCGTGATAGTTTATGGCCTTTGCTTACAAGTTTAGCATCTGAAGCCGAACTGCCCTGCAAGTTTAACAAGTCAGATCATACCATAACTTTTGATAATGGTTCTCAAATAGTTTGCAGAGGACTTGATGAGCCAGAAAAACTAAAATCATTGGCTGGAGTAACGTCTGTTTGGCTAGAAGAAGCCGACCAAATGACAGAGCAAGATTGGCGGCAAGTAGAAGCACGTGTAAGGGGAGGCGCACCCACGTATAAACAATTTACACTAACATTTAACCCCGTTGATGAGTCAAGTTGGCTTAAAAAAACATTTTTTGATAATCACATAGAAGGCTCATATGTTAGCCATAGTACATATAAAGATAACCTTTGGGTAACAGATGATGATATTGCCCGGTATGAACGGTGGAAGTTGGTAGATGAAGATTTCTATAATGTCTACTGTTTAGGCCGTTGGGGCAATCCCAATAGAGGCGGTGAATTTTACAAAAAATGGAGCCTAAGATGTGAGCAAGACGGCCTACAATACGACAATTCCAAACCCTTACACCTTTCCTTTGACTTCAACGTAAACCCGCACATGACCTGTACGGTGTGGCAATTAGAAGGCAAACACGCAAGGCAAATAGATGAGGTATGCCTTGAAGACCCACGCAATACAACGCCTGCAACGTGCATAGAACTAATTAACCGCTATTCTAACCACAAAGGCGGGGCATTTATTTACGGCGATGTAAACGGCAAACAGCAAGACACCCGTAAGCTAGAAAAGGATAGTAATGATTACAATATCATTATGAAAGAGCTTGCTATTTGGAGGCCAACTATGCGTGTGCCGACGTCGAACCCATCCGTTGCTATGCGTGGCCTTTGGATTAACGCAATCTTTGCGGCAAACGAGGGCGGCATATCAGTATTGGTAGATCGCAAGAAGTGCGTTAAGACTATCCAAGACTATTACAATGTCAAAGAGGCTCCCGATGGTACAAAGCACAAAAAGAAGATACCGCACCCAGTCACAAAAGTGCCGTTTGAGCCACACGGCCACACATCTGATGCCAACGATTACTTTTTATGCGAAGCCTTCAAGACAGACTTTGACATATTCCAGCGTGGCGGCCCGAAACCAAAACCGATTGTAGGCGTACGCCGCACGGGTTCAGTACGATTATAGCCCAAATATTTGCATATTACCTAACACTTTGCGTACTTTGCGCCTATGGCATTTCAAGTCTTAACGAGTTCCATAATCACGAACGCAATCGGGGCCAATGATTATGCAGTCTTTACGGAGGTAAGCGCAGCCATGTTAGAGCAAGCCGAGGATGTCGCAATCGGGGAAATTAAGAGCCGTTTAGGCCATAGGTTTAACGTAGTTGCCTCCTTAACTGCTAATCCGATAGATCCTATGCTGAAGCGTATTTTGTTAGACCTTACGCTTTTTGAGGCTTACAAAGTGCTGGCTCCGCAAAACATACCAGACATACGGGTTAAGTGTTCAGACATGGCACGGGCGGACTTGAAAGCGTGGGGTAACGGTTCTACCTATTGCCCATTGCCGCTAATTGTAGACGAAAAGAAAGGCCGAGGCCGCATTGCCTTTGGGGCCATATCAACCAACGAACTGCCATCTGGCTTGAAAACAAACTACTAACATGGGAGTATTTGACCGCTTATTTGCCAAGCCTAAGTTAGTAGAGTTGCCAAAAGTGCAAACATTCGAGGCTGCAAGACGTGCGCCTAAGCCAGCGACCAAAGATGCGTTAAAGCGTACTACTCCGTTATTTAGCGATGATACACGCACGTTCCGCACAGCCTTAGAAGCGGCCCTATCTAAGACGAACCCGAACAGATTGCAATTGGTAGACATTTACGATAGATGCGAATTTGAGCTACACTTGCTTTTTGTCTTAGAGCAACGCTATAATTCAATTCTATCAAAGCCTTGGATGTTGGTAGATGCCGACGGCCAGCCAGACGAAGAGGCAAAGGAGCGTTTTAGCGGCGAATGGCTTACAGCGTTTATCCGTGCTGCATCTAAGGCAAGCGTAAGAGGTACGCAGTTGGTGCAAATTGCAAGCGATGAATATCCACTTACAAGCGATGGACTGCCAACCTACATCGAGGATATAGACCAACGCTACTTTGTGCCAGAATTTAGCATTATCCGTGATAGCACGGCTGGCATAACAGGCACCAACTACTTTGATAAGCCCTATGTAGACTGGGTTATCCAAATAGGGGATAAAAAGCAATTGGGCCTAATGGTTGCAGGGGCGACTATTACTATCCTTAAAAAGATAGGGTTATCGGGGTGGGCAGAACGTACCAACATCATAAGCGGATTGCTACGTGTAGGCAAAACCGACATTGGCGATGATACACAAAAGGGTTACATGGAAGAAGCTCTGCAATTAGCGGGCAATCTTCTGTACATGGTTATTGGCAAACACGATGAGGTAGAGATCATAGACCCTTCACAAGGCAGCGGTCAAAGCCAGCACGACACGTTAATGCAATACTATGATAGCGGCATTACCCGTCTATTCTTAGGGCAAACCTTAACATCTGACACGGGTGCAAACGGTAATAAGGCTTTAGGTGAAGTACACCAACAAACGCTTGATATGATAATCGGGGCTGAATGTGGCCGTATTAAGAATATCATCAACACGGAGCTATTACCCCGCCTAATAAATGCAGGTGCTACATGGTTGCAAGGCTACACGTTTAAGTATGATACCACCGAGCGTCTAAGCCTGCCGCAGTTGATGGAGTTTGTGCCTAAGCTCTTGCCACATGGTAGGGTGGATGCTGAATGGTTGCAAGCTAAGTTAGGCGTACCGTTTGAATATACCGATGCGGAGGTATCGGCGCTGCCGGGAAAGTAATTGCGGCAAGTTTGTATGCCTATTATGGCAAAGTGCCTACAAAGTTTGTAGCACGTGAAAACGTATTTGATGAGGCGTACATAATCCAACTGGCAGAGTCTATTTATTCAGGGCTATACAGTGGCCGTGACTTGCCAACGGATGTATACAATAGGGTTTTAGACTATCTAACTAATGGGATGTACACAGGGCTGCAAAAGGTGGCAACTTTAGACGAAGTAAGGCGGCGTGACCCGTTTATGATAACTAAGCTAAGGCAGAACCTGCAATACTTTAGTGCGGGAAAAACGTACCGCCAAGTTCGAGACGTTGCCAAGCTAATCAACACGCCTAAAGGTTTACGGAGCCGTTCTGACTTTTTAGATAAGGCATTGCCCTTACTAAATGATTACAACCGTAACTACTTAGGCATTGAATACGATGCAGTGGTAGGGCAATCGCAGTCTGCAAGTGCGTGGCTAAATTATGAGACCGATAAAGAGTTGCTACCATTTCTAAAATACGTCACGGCAGGCGATAGCAATGTGCGGCCCGAACACGCAGCCCTTAATGGCATTGTTAGGCGTGTAGACGATAAGTTTTGGGATAGGTATATGCCGTTGAACGGTTGGGGATGTAGGTGTGATGTCGTGCAATTAGATGAAGCCGAGGAAAGCGATATGACAGACTTTGCCGACCTATCTAATGAGCAACAACCGCCTATATTCCAGTTTAATGCAGGCAAGCGTAAGCAAGTATTTGGCAAAAGTCACCCTTACTTCTACGTTCCAAAAGAGGATAAAACGTGGGCGCAGGCAGGGTATGGATTATTCACACCTACAAATGAGTAAACCAAACAAAGACATAATAGCCCTTGCCAACCGCCTTAAGCGTGGGCAATTATCCATTTTACGTGGCATGGGTGGCCTTGCAGTTACCCATTTTAAGGATAGCTTTACAAAGCAAGGCTTTACGGATTCACGGCTGGTGAAGTGGAAAGAGGTAAGACGCAGGCAACGTACCGAAAGCGGCAAAAGATACCAGTACAAGGGCTTTAGAGGGGCAAAATACACGGCAGCGGACAGGACACGTGCTATATTGTTTAAGTCGGGCGCATTGCGTAGGTCTGTACACATTAGCCAAATAAACGGCAGAATGGTGGAGGTCTTATCCAATATGCCCTACTCAAGTACGCATCAATTTGGCCGTAAGAAAGGCAACATACCTGCCCGACCTTTTATGGGCAATTCACGAAAACTAAACGTACACGTAGAAAGATTCGTACGTCAATCTTTCGATAAGTTAATCAGCAAGCGATGAAAAACCTACACAACGCAATAGCCAACTATTTGATGGGCAAGGCTTCAATCAAAGAAGTTAAGGTCTACAATCGGCAACCCGAAAACCCGCAGTTTCACAAGCTGTTCAAAAGCCCGTGCGTGTTTTTGGAAATGTCAGTTGCCGAAATACAGAGTGGCACACAGTACGGCCAACTTTGGACAGTTGATGTAGCGTTTCACGTGTGCGTAATGCGTAAGGATGGAGATAAGCCCGATTTCTATGATGTGCCGAGTTCAGTTATTGAGGTAATGTCGGGCGTGTCATTCGAGGAAACGGTTACGGTTAACAATACACCAGAAACAAGGGCAATAACCCGTTACCCTTTGCGGCCTATTGATTGGAACGTAGACCATGACCATGATAACGTAATAGACAATGTTATCACGTTCCGTTGTAGCTACTACTTCAATAACAATCCAGTGCAGAACGCTTTGACCGATTGGGTAACAGACCCAACCGCCACAATAGTGCAAACAATTACGTTTCCCTAGCTGTTCTTTAGTCCCAGCTGCACGAGCCTACTAACGATTCGGCTTTGGGATTCATTACGTGCGTTGGCTAAGTAGATTATCTTTTCCCTAATTTCATTCGAGGGGTAAAAGGCCAGCTTATTACGGCTTGTAATCTCCCTATCTGGTTGCTTTGGCTTTTGTGATTCCATCGCCCGTAAATATAAGAAAGTAGGCCATATTAAAAGCAATGCTGTTTTAATAAAATAGTTTTGCTCCGTATGCAAGAGTGCAAGCTATACGTTTACGGTGACATAGGGGAGGACTATAATCAGATTGATTGTAGTTGGTTGGCCCGTCAGGTTCACGAGGCCAAAGAATACGGGTGCGAATATTTCGAGATTCGAGTAAACAGCGCAGGCGGTGACTTAATGAACGCATACTCGCTTTATGCGGCTATAATGGAAGCACGCTCCGAGGGCTGCATGGTAGAGACGTATAACGATGGCATTGCAGGATCCGCAGCATCGGCAATATTCCTAAGTGGCAGCGTTCGCAAGATGGCCGAACACGCCACTATTATGATTCACCAAGCAACAGGTGGAACGAACAAAGAAGCCATTGAAAAAGTCAATGCGGGGCTTATGCAAGCCTACATGACAACAACGGGTGCATCTGAAGAGACCGTGATGGGCTGGATGTCAAAAGATACTTGGTTTACAGCGCAAGAAGCTCTACAAATGGGCCTTGCAACGGAGATATACAAGCCCGGTGAAGTTGAAATCGCCGAAAACTACATTGCACTTGGCACTCAATTCTATGCCAAGGCTAACAAAACGCCACTATTTGAGGCACAAACAACCGAAGATATGACAGACAACGAAAAGGCTTTGCAAGCCGAAAAAGAGCAACTAGAGGCACTAAATGCCGAGTTGCAAGCTAAGGTTCAGGCTTTTGAAGATGAAAAGGCCGAGGCTTTATCATCAATGGCCGAAGCCCTTGTCAACGAGGGTATCGAAGTAGGCTTTGTAGAGGCCGAAAAAAAGGAGGAAGAGCTAGTGACTGCAAAAGCAAACACTGCCTTTTATGCTTCAATCCTAGAGCGCTTTAAGGCTGCATCTGCAAAGGCTAAACCTATGCCGATTCCTTCTTTGAACCCGAAGCCAAAAGAGGACAATACATCTTTTGAGGCAAAAACCTACAAAGAGCTTGACCGTAAGCACCCGAAGGTTTTAGCCGAAATTAAAGCAAACGACCCAGCCCGTTTCATTTCACTTTACAAAGCAGAATTTGGCGTAGAGCCAGTCATCTAACATGGAGCCAATCCTCAAATTTCCCTTCGGTGCTGCAAGCACTGCGACCCTAACAGCTACGGGCGCACAAGCCATTACCATCGCCAATAACGTAACTGTTATTGACGGTGTAACCACACAAGGCACGGGTAACCGTACCCTAAACCTTACTATTGACAGTGAGATTAAGGCAGGTGCGCAAATCCTATTGCTTACTAAAACTAACGGCACAGAGACAACCGTTGGTGGCACAGGCATAGCCAAATCGGCCTTGCTTACAGGCGTTGCAGGCAAGACGTTTGCACAAGTGCTAGTATACAACGGCACATCTTTTTACCAAGTTGCCGCTCCTTCACAGCAAGACTAACCAACCAAAAACCACAATAACCAAACATGGCTCTTTTAACAGAAATTTGGGTAACGGACATCCAAGAAAAATTGACCGAAAATTTAGGCTACCTAAATATGTCGGTGGATGAATCCAGCTTTGCCACACCATTGGCAAGTGGCAAGTATGCCGTACACCGCCCGATGGCAGGCACTATGCCTAGCGTCGAGAAAAACCGCGCCGTACTTCCAGCACAAATCGAAAAGCGTACAGATACCGACGAGGTGTACTACGTGAACGATTACACGACTGCCCCAATGTTGGTATCGCAGTTGGAAACGTACCAAATCAGCTATGACAAGCGCCAGTCTATCTTGCGTGAGTCTCTTAACCGCATCAGCGAGCGTATGGCTTACGATGCTTTGGTTGAATGGGCAACTACATCATCTTCTAAAATTGTACGTACATCGGGTGCTGCAACTGGTGCTTTGCCTCCATCTGGTACAGGTACACGTAAGAAAGCTGCTATCGCAGACGTTGCCAAATTGGCTACCATCTTCGACAAAGACAAAGTACCTGCCAATGGCCGTGTGCTTGCCTTGCCTCCTGATTTGTACGAGGACTTGGCTACACAGTCAGACGTTCTATCTTCATTCGTATCTGGTAAGACTGTATACCCTGACGGGCAGCTTCCACGTGTATACGGCTTTGAGGTTATGAAAATTGTAGACTTGCCAGTTTACACTACAGCCCTTGCCGTTCGCCCATTCGCTGAAGCAGGCGCAGCCGCAGACAACTTTGCAGGCTTAGCTTGGCATCGTGACTTCGTTGCAAAGGCAATGTTAGCCCCTCAAATTTTCGAGTCTAGCAGACAGCCTGAATATTACGGTGACCTTGTAAGCATAATGGCTTACATGGGTGCTGCCAAAGTTCGCCCGACTACTCAAGTTGGTGTAGGTGCTCTAGTTCAAGCCGCAGGTTAATCTACTAAGATATGCCAATTTCTATTACACTTCAAGACGGGGGGCTTAACCAAAAGCCTCCCGGTACTGACCATATCACGGGCATAATATCATACTCCGACGATGCGAGTGTGTTTGCCTATGCTGGTTATGGCAGTGTGGCCGAGGTGTTAGCGGGTGGCATTACGGCTTCGGCTGCTCCACACGCAAACCACATACTTACTAAGCAGTTTTTTCCAAAGGCTGCCGAGGTAAACGGTACGGCTCCACAAGTATATTTCTCTAGCCATGCCGTGCCAGCAGGTGCGCATGACTTCGCAGAAGTATTGTCGATGGTGCGTAACTCCAATGGTGACATCAAGCAAGTGGTTGTCTACACCGAAAAAACCTTTGCAGATGCTCAAATAGGCGTATTGCAAGGTGTTTGTAACACGTTAGCAACTGAAGGCAAACCTATTGTGGCCGTTCTAGGTTATGCAGCCACAGAGGCACACGCAAGTGCTACCAATTTGGTTACATCGGGTACGTCTAAAAACGTAGCTGTAATAAATGCACGTGGCACTAATGCTTTAGCCTTGCCTCCTATTGGACAAACTGCCGCTTTGCTTGCGACATTTGACGTAGCTACATCCATCGCACAAGTTGGCGGTACAGGTGGCCTATTATCGGGCAACTTAGACTTGCCAGATGATTTAGTTAATAAGCTAGGTGATGGCACGGGTGTAAAGGCAGTAAGCGAGGCAACTCTAACGACACTAGCTAACAAGGGCTATTTAGTTCCAGCGGCGGTTGTAGGCATTTCAGGCAACTATTACATGAAAGACATTACGGCAACGGCTGCAACATCTGATTACAACCGTATTCGCCGTAACCGTGTTATCAATAAGGCAATTCGTCTTATTCGTGAAGCAGGCGCACGTCGCCAAAATTCTAAGTTGATTTTGGATAGCAATTCTAAGTTGCTAAAAGAAACTATCGGAGAATTGGAAGGCGTGTTTAGATCTGCTTTAGCCCCAATGGTTGAAGCGCAAGAGATTAGCGCATTTGGTATTCGCATACCAGCCGACCAGACGGTCACAGACAGCGAGATTGATATTACTATCAAATTGATTGAAGTATCAACTGCCGAGGAAATCAACATTGTACTTTCTTACGCATTAACCCTAAGCTAATATGCCAGTAGCAGCAACCACAACCAAGCTAATTAACGGCAAAGGGGAGCAACTACAAAACGGTGCGTTGTACATCAACGGCGTACCGTACTATGACTTTACAGGTTTAACCTATTCACAAGGCAATAGGGAGCCAGTATTTGTCAAAGGTAGTAACGGTCAAGCCGTTGCACAGTATGATAACTTCATCGACATGACGTTCACTATCACGGCTTACCCCGATATGGTGACTAAATTGCAAGAAGGAGCCAAAGCTGCAAGCGGTTACCCCGGCATATCAGGTTTAGGGCAATGCGAACTAAAGTTTGTTACCCTTAACGGGCCTTTGGGCCTAAAGACAGAGATATTGCAAGGTGCTTTCTTTAAGGACACCGATGCAAATTATCAGTCCACACCAGGAGAGACTGTATCTATTACAGGCATATTTGCAACCTACGTTAATAACGACAGCCGAGGCTAGTTATGGCATACGTTTATAAAGTAACAGAAGAGGATGGCACCGAAAGGACTATCACCTTTGCCAAAGCAAGTTGGGCGGTAACACAAGTCATTTGGCAACAGATGGCCGAGAATAACGTACCTGCAGCGATGGAGGCCGCTTTCACGAACCTTTGTAATGAAGGTGACCGAAAGTATCTACACGAAAACGGAGCCGTTGTATGGCAGTTAGCAAGTTCAGGTAGCATCCTTGACAAAATCACGGGAGGGGTTACGGTGGATTTTATACAGCCCTCGAAAGAAACAAAATAAGCGGAAGTAAGCCGTTCCCTTACACAAAAGGAAGCGGTATATCTGGCATTTATTGGGCGGAGGATTTTTATAGGTTTCACTATAAGCAATCCCCGCCCGTTTCTTTAGAGGCACTAGCAAGAGGGCTTCAAAACCTTATGGACTTATTAGAGCGCAGAGCAAGCGCAAACAAATAACATGGCAAGTGCTGGAAGTGTAACCTTTTCGATGGCATTACCTAACTCTAAGGCTTTACGGGCTTTAGAGGAAGTAGCGGCAAAAGCAAATCAGGTAGGCCAAAAGATACAAAAGGCTTTTACTGGTGGTGTTACGCCTAAAATGCCTAAAATGCCCGCTGGGCCTAGTGGCATGGCTGGTATGGGCGGAAGCCTTGCAAGCGGTGGCGCAGGTCTTGTGGGCCAATTAGGCGGTGCTTTAGGTATAACGGCAGGCATTGCGGGTGTTGTGGGTTTTGGCAAG